TCCAACTTGATGAACAAGTTGTCTTAGCTGCTGATAGTCAGATTACTGAAGATAATCTCAGGACTGTTAGTACTTCCACTCCGAAAATTATTCACGTTGGTAAGTATCTGTTAGGCATTACAGGCGATACCAGACCTGGTGACATCCTTGCGTACAACTGGACTCCGCCTACCTACAAGGGTGCTAATCCGATTCAGTGGATGGGTAAGAAAGTCTTGCCATCTATACTCACGGCGTTCAAGGAGAATGGCTATGATCCGTACGAAGCGACAAAAGAAAAAGATGCAGGGTTCGACTACCTTATATCGTTTGATGGCAACCTCTTCCATATTGCGACAGACCTCTCGTTCATTCAATCGGACTCCGCTATTTATGGACTTGGTAGTGGTGGGCAGTTTGCTCTTGGTTATCTTTATGACCGCGTGGGTCGTATCACTGTGGGTAATGTAGAGCAACACGCCCGACGCTCTGTTGAGATTGCATCAATGCTTGACATCAATACCTGCCCTCCGATTCAATTAGTTACTCAGAGACGGGAGCTAACGTGAGAAAAGATTGGAAAGTGTGGACGTTGCATATCAATGCACACCATACAGATAACTGGTCCATCGGACTTGATTACTACAAGATATATGATTACCAGCCATTACGAATGCTGGCTAGAGTTTTGCAAATCAATTTGCTATTCTTCAACATTACTCTTACTAGATGGCAGGGCAACGGATGGATATAAAAGAACTACTTGTAAAGGCTCTTCACGAGAAAGAGAACAAGCGCGGCAGGTCCACGCAGGTTCAGATCGGTCCATCAGAGCTTGGAGGCTGTCGACGTAAGGTGTGGTATCGGTTGAATAACCAACCTGAAACCAATGACAATGAGGTAAAACTCGCAGCGATTATGGGGACTGCCATCCACGCTGCAATAGAGAATGCGCTTGCCAACAATCAAGATGTACTTCTGGAGAAGACTGTCGAATACGGCGGTATGAAGGCACACGTTGATTGCTTCATTCCTGGGACAGGAGATGTCGTTGACTGGAAGACTACGAAAGTAAAAAACCTTTCTTACTTTCCGTCAGAACAGCAACGCTGGCAAGTACAAGTCTATGGTTATCTGATTGACAAGTCTGGCTTGGGGAAGGTCCAGAACGTGAATCTTGTAGCCATACCTCGTGACGGTGATGAGCGGGATATCCTTGTTCACTCCGAACCATATGACGAGGCCATCGCACTAGAGGCTCTGAATTGGCTAGAAGCTATTCGGACTACACAGGAAGCTCCCGCGCCTGAAAGACACGAGAGTTACTGTGCCAGCTACTGCAAGTTCTATGATGCCTCTGGTGAGATGGGATGCGTTGGTATAAAAAAAGGACTTACCAAGTCTGAGTTACCTCAGCTTGATGACTTTGAGGCTGCGATGGATGCGTTGCATTACACGCAGATAGACACCGAAATAAAAACATTAGAAGAAAAGAAGCAAGCACTACGCGATAAGTTGCTTGGTAAAACTGGAGTTACTACTACTGGATATGAGATCAAGTGGTCTACTGTTCAGAGTAATACCATCGACAAGGAAGCAGTGGAGAAAGCACTGGGCTTTGTGCCGATGAAACAAGGAAAGGAAAGCGCAAGGCTTTCCGTCAAAAAGACTGGAGATAAATAATGGCTGCACCAGAGTCAACGAAGTTTCAAGTAAACTTCAAAGCACCTGATGGAACACTTATCAATTTGTATGCTACTAACAAGGAGGAATTAGAAGCTCTGCTTACAGCAGCGCAAGACTTTTCTGCCCTCATTGGAAGCGTTAGTCAATCATTTGGAGGCGCTGGAACTGCTGCGCCCGTACGTAGTGCTGCGCCAGTAGCATCTGCACCTGCACCACAATCTGGTGGTAATGTCTGTAAACACGGACCGATGGCTTACAAAGAAGGCGTAAGTGCTAAGGGTCCTTGGAAAGGTTATATGTGTGCTGCACCTAAAGGTGCGGTAGACAAGTGTGCAACTATCTGGGTTCGCTAGATGTATGCGAGAGCCTCGTGAATACGAGAATCCTCTCTGCGCTCAATCAGGTGGCGACTTCTGGTTTCCTGAACAAGGACTTGGAAAAGCTCCAGAAGCCGTTTACGCTCGAAGTATTTGTAACAACTGTGAGCATCAAGTTGACTGTGCAGAGTACGGAATCAACAATGAGATTTACGGAATCTGGGGTGGACTTTCAGAGTACGACCGTAAACGGATAAGAAGACAGAGAAATATAGTTTTACGACGGGAGGAAAGTGCTTAGGTTAGACCGCGCTTGGAAGACTGCACATACATTGGCGCAGCCACTTCCGACTGTGTGGAAAGACCTAGACAAAAAGGGCATAAAGTTTCGGCGCGGTCAAGTGTGTATGGTTGCCGCTGCACCTAACGCTGGAAAGTCTATGTTCGCTCTTGTGTATGCTATCAAGGCCAAGGTGCCTACTCTGTTCTTCTCGGCTGATACTGATGCCGCTACTGTGATGCTACGTGCTTCGGCACATCTAGCAGGTCACACCCAAGAAACTGTAGAGAATCAAATCAGCATCAATACTGGTGCTTATGATGAGAACCTACAGGACATATCACATATACAGTGGGTCTTTGATTCATCACCGAACCTTGATGATATTGAGGCAGAGGTAAAGGCCTACATTGAACTCTATGGGATCAGTCCACAACTGATTATCATAGATAACCTGATGAACGTCGTCGCTGAATCTGATAATGAGTGGGCAGGCTTACGTCAAATAATGATGGAGCTACACGATATGGCACGCAAGACAGAAGCCTGCGTGCTTGTTCTGCACCACGTATCAGAACAGAGTGAGTATGGTAAGGATATGACTGAACCACCAGCACGTCGTGCTATTCACGGCAAGGTGAGCCAGTTACCCGCGATGATACTTACTCTTGGCTACAACCCGTTTGAGCATACGCTTCGGGTTGCAGCAGTCAAGAATCGTTTTGGAGAACACCAAGCTGACGGCAAGGATTACGTAGGACTCTTCGTAAACTTTGCTACCTGTCATATCAATGACAGCGATGCTTACGGCAGGATGGTCTACAACTCAAATCTATCGAGGGTTTTATGAGTGTAAAACTAAAACCAGAATATCATCAATACGCTACAACTCAGTTTGATAAGGGTTGGAATGCTGGTCTAGACAGCGCATATAAATATCATATGAGTTATCTAGCAGCAGAGTTAGAGAAGGCTGGTTTTCCTGAAGCAGCACAATACCTGAGAGGTCGTAGTGAGCAGCTATAACAAAGCCAAGGGATCTAAGTTTGAGACGGATGTAATGAAATACTTACGCAAACTTGGTCACTTTGCTGAACGCCTAGCCAAGGCTGGGGCCAATGATGAAGGTGACATCGTTACCATAATCGCAGGTCAGACCTATATTCTGGAGTGCAAGAACCGTAAGTCAATCAATCTTCCGCAGTTCTGGGCAGAAGCCCAGACTGAGGCAGCCAACTATGCGAAGGCTCGTGGACTACCCGTCAACCCACCAGCCTTCGTCATAGTCAAACGCAGACAACACGGAGTGGAGAAGGCTTGGGTAATCCAAGACCTAGACCAATGGCTATTAGATAGGAGTAAGTGATGCCAATACCAGAAGGACATATCACCACCAGTAAAATCTGGACAGGTGAACCGCAGGATGTGCAACTACCAGAAGAACCAACAGAGGTAGAAGAGAAAGAAGAAGAGAGAGAAGAATGATTGAAGATATTTTAGTCACTCTTATAGCGCCTATTTTATTTGTCTTTACTCTGGTTGCTTTAGTTGGAGTTGGCTTGCTTGCGTTACAATCAAACACCTATAAATATAACTGCAATCTAGCGTATGGTCCAAGTCTAAAGACAACGTTACTTATCAGTGATGGAGACTTTGCTTACGACCCAGAAGCGTTTTGTTCAAGGCTCAAAGCCAAGATGGAGGAAGAATGATTTGCAGTAAATGTATGTGGGCAGGTCACCACAACACTATCGGTAAGTACGATATGGCTAAAGATTTTCACCAGAACTGCGAAGGAGATTGCGGATGCCAGCACAAGACTGGTCCAGGGTGGTTCGTACGAAG